TAATAAACCGAACCCAGCCACAGCTGTTAATCCTCCTCCCGCACTTATTCCCGCAGCTCCAGTCAAAGCTAAAGGTGTCATGCCTTGTGCAGACCTAAGAATACCAGACCTCATGATAAAAGTATTTACATCAGGAATAGCTTCTGGAAATCCTTTAAGAGCATCAAGAAATTTAAATAAATCTTCTGCTGTTGTTTCTTTATAGTCTTTCAATAATTCTTTAGTTGCCGAAAATTTAGTTCCCTTTAAGTTGTCAAACCCTAACTCCTTATACAAAGCATCAAAGTTTTTAACATCTCCTCTCATATTTTTTGTAAATATATCGTCTAAATAATTAGCAGCCAATATATTTACCCTCTTTGTACCAATTAAATTTCTTAACTCACGAACCGCTTCTGGTGATTTTGCGTCACTAAAAGTTTTTTTGTATAAATCTTCTAATCTTGCTGATGGGGGTTTGCCAACACCAGGCCTTAACGCTCCTCTGCTCATAGTTTTTTGGAATTCTTTACCAGTCTTGCCTTCAACTACGCTCATAAATTCTTTAAATTGATGATCTGCATCTCGCAACAGTCTTCCGTAGCTAGTTGTTGGATTTCTTAATTGATTTTTCATTTCTTTTTGTAATGCAGTTACAGTTTTGTAAGCAACATTGTTTGGACTTTGACTTTTTGCTGGATCGTATTTTTTTGATAAATCTGAAAGTCTACTGTCTAAAGCTTTTATGTCATCAAAATTCAAAATTTTTGGTGTTTCTATTCCTCTTCTAGTTCCTACAAAAAAACCAGTTACGTTTAATTGATCTAAAATTTCTTTTATGTCTGTTGGCATTTTCTCAAATGTGCTTTTAGGCATTGTTCTTCTAGCAACCAACCTTAAAGGCTCTATGTTAAAAAAATCTCCAGCTTTTTTCATTTCTTTTTCTGATCTTTTATATATGGCTTTATATGCTGATCTCCAATTATTAAAAGTTTCTAATCCAAATTCTTTAATTAATTCTGATCTTTCAATTTCAGTAAGAGGTTTTATTTTTGCAACAGGAGATATTCTCTTGTCTAAAGCTGCGTCTATTTGTCTAAAAGATTCTTGTAGCTGTTTTTGACCTTTTGATCCAACTATAGGCATCCGACTTGTAAGATTATAACCACCTCTTAAAATAGGTGATTCACTTGCCTGACCTAAAGATAATCCAATCTTTTCTGAAGCTAAAATATCTGCTTGTTTTTTAGCTTGTGGAGTTATGCCAGCTAATGATTCTAAGGCACTTATACGTTCGTCTTTTTGTGGAAGCTTTACAGCTTGTTTGCCTTTTTGAAAAACATCAACAGCTCCTTCTGCTATTGGTTTTAAACCTTTACCGATTACTGGAACTGCAAGAGTTAATGCTGCATCTATTGTTCCTGTTACAGCAGCATCCATAAACCTTTCTTCTGCACTAGGGGATGGCATATCAGGAGCTAATAAATCACCTAAAAAATCTGCTGCCAATGAACCGCTTCCAGCGCCTAATCCAGCTCCAGTAGCAGCTCCCGCTGCTATACCAACAGGGCCAGCTGGCGCACCTAAAACTGCACCCCCTATAGCACCACCAACACCACCAAGCACTTCTAAAAAACCTTCTGCAAATGGTGGCAACCTACCTGGGTATTCATCAGAATCTATAAGACCAAGTTCTATTCCAATATCTCTTGTTTTGGCATAATAAGTTTTGGCATCTATTTCACCATTTTGCAACATTTCATAACCAGCAGATTTTGCTTTGTCAAAAACTTCTCTTTTGTTTTCAACTTTTTTTAATTGTTCATATTTAGATGACATTTTATTAACGTGGTCTGTATAAATCTTTAAATCTTTGTGTTTCGTTTGTATCTAAAATTACAGTAGAGTCTAAATTAGTTTTTTTAGGGTCTAAATTAGTTTTTTTAGGGTCTAAATCAGTTGTTTCAGACTCTAAAGAAAGTACAGCAGCGTCAATTTTCTTTTCTAGCAGTTTTGTTCTATAAAGAACATCGCTGGCAGTTGCCATTTGTGTTTCCGATAAAATACCTGACTTAATACCTTGCTCTAAACGCTGAATTCTATTTCTTGCCCTATCTCTCATTAAAGAATATTTAGCTTGTGCATCTTTTTCTGATGTCAAACTTGATTTAGGCAGCAACTCATCTATTTGTTGTAAAAGTTGTTGGTTTACTCTGCCAGTAAAATCTTGTGCCAAGGTTGTTTTAATTTCTAAATTAAGATTGTCTCTTGCCCTCGCTGACTGACCAATATTTTCAAATGGTTCTAAACCAATTCTTCTGAATGTTATGTTTGCAGCTTCTCCTAACGCATCTCCTAAACCAAAAGCGTCTTCCATTTGTGCAAAAGGTTCTACAAAACCAACTTCTTCAACTGTGTTCTCTACAGATTTATCTACATTGCTAATAATCTTTTGTGGTGTACCAGAAACTTCAACATCTTCAAAAACAAGCTCTCCAGTATCTACATATCTTTTTCTTCCATCTGCTGCTTCAAGAATTTCTCTTTTTTTAGGCTCTCTTGTTTCCATTTCAACAGCAAGACTTATTCCTTGTTCTGGAGTTAGTGCATTTGCAAGTGTGGCAATATTTGGATTTGATTGTATTAATGCACTTTGTTTTACTTTCTCCCAAGCTTCTTTTTGTTCTTTCTCTTTCTTCTTGCCTTCTTGCATTTCTTTAAATTGCAATGTTTTTACAACAAAGTCTTCATCACCTTTTAAAGCACCGCCTAATGCGTACAGCATCAAGCCCAATTTTTGATTTTTGTCTGATTTATCTTGTGCAATATTGTTAGATATTTGTGCTCGCTGTTGACCTAAACCAGTTTGCAGTCTTTGTGTTATACCATAAGGATCAGGTGTTGGTGATCCAAACATCTGTTTCATATTTACCAATGAATCTATTGCCATTTACAAAACTCCGTAATTAACTCTGTAATATCCGTTCTTGTCTTCCATGACCGCTTCAGGCATATACTTCATTATTTCTTGAGCAAGAACACCGATTGTTGGTGTGTCAACTCCTAGCTTTTTAGCAATGTCGTTCCATTCCCAAGTATATATTTTGTGACCATTTTTAGACTTACCAATATATTCTATGTTGTCTTTTAATCTTTCATCCGACAAAAAACCAAATGGATTCATTCCGCCCATTAATGCTGCACCAGCAAGTTGAGCACCAGTTCCTAATATATTTCCAAGACCAACATCTTGTTCTGTTCTTTGACCAGCAGTAGTTGGAGCCATTGCTTGACTTAATAAACCAATCTGTTGAGGCCCGTAAGCCAATGCTCTTTGGAATTCTTGATATGGAATATCCAGTCCAGCCTGTTGTAGAGCTTGTTGTTGTACTCCTATACCGCCTAACATTCCAAGTCTTCTGGCTTGTTCTGCTTGTAATCCACCGAGCAATCCAGCTTGGAATTGTCTGCCTCTCATTTGTCTTTCTATATCCGATTCAGCAGCACCTAAAGCACGACCAAAGCCAGCCTCTCTTAAACCAGCTGAAGTTCTTGCCATCTGTTCTACATAAGGTCTAGTGGATTCAGCTTCCATAATTGCTGAACGAGATCCACCAAATGCACCCGCACGAATCGCTGATTCTTGTGCTTGACGTTGTGCTATGTCTCGTTCTCTTCTTATATCACCCAATGTAGTGTCTATAACTTGTTGTGTATAAGGTGATTGATAAGCACCTATATCTGTTTCTAAAAGACTAGGAGTAGGAGCTTGTGCAAGTCCAGCCAATCCAGACATAGGATCGTACTGCATACCTGTTTCAAATAAACCACGAGTGGCTTGAAACTGCCTTAGTTGATCTGGATTAAAACCAGCTACTCTTGCACCTGTGTATGGTACAAAAGGTTGATTGGCTACTGCTTGTGCAGCACCAAACAGACTACGTTGCTGTTGTTTCTGATATTCTGGTATTGTAGCTTCTGCTGTTGTTGCGCCTTTACTCATAATTCTTTTCTTATCATGTGTTCTTCTTCAAAACCTAAATGCTTTAACTTCCTTGACCATCCTTTTCTTCCGCCTCCGTACAGCCTTTTACATTCAGCTGCTTTAGCGAAAGCCTCTATAGATGGTAGCATTTCTGTCAATTCATTGTAGTCTCCACCGCAAAAAAGTAAATTTAATACTTTATGATTTGGAAATATTACAAATTCTGTTACCAATGCAGACTCTTTACCAGCCCACAAATGGAACAATCCATTACTTATTTTATCTTCTACATGGTCTATTGTATAGGAATCTTGGTATTTTAAAGCTTCTTCTATCCAGGGCTTACAACGATCCCACTCCATTTCCCATGTGGGCTTAAAATCAACTACGTTGTTAGTCACCTTTTGCATACTCTACGATGCTTAATACTAAGTCTATGTTTGCGTGATTAACCTGTGCTTTAACGATTTCTCCTTGTTGTAAAATCAAACCAGAATTAACTACTAATTCTTCTGTGCCATAGGCTGCTATGTTGTGATTCTTAAAAAGAAAGAACTCATTAGAACTGGTATCTGTAATTGTTATATCTAAGTTAGTTTGTTGATTACCATGATCGCAAGCAAATATGCCTTCTATTATGGCAAACGTAAAATCATCACCAGTAGGTGCTGTGTATATAGTTTGTTGAGTAGTAGCTGCAAAAGAATATTTTACATTAGTAGCTCTTTCTAAATATTGCCTTTTAGAAGCTAGGTTCATCGTCTGCCTCTGTTCCTTACATCTAGTCTTATATTACCAACTTGGAAATCTTGTGTTGTACTTCCTGTAACTGTCATCTGTACCTGTCGTGCTGTAAACCTTGCATCGGTATAACCATCACTTTCAAAGGTGAAACTGCCAAAGTCAGTCTCGCTTCCTAGAGGTGTAAATCTACCTTTGAAACTAAGAGTCACACCAGGTAAGGTGTTTGCTTCTTCGTCTGGAATAATTTGGTTGCATTGAACGTACCTGTCGCCATTGCCAATCTCTATAGGGCCACTTGTTGCAAAAGGTACAGATGTACCTAAATTTGGAGAGTTGTTTAATAGTTGAGATTCGTGTTCATAAATAAAACCACTTGAGTCACCCGCTATAGGGAAGTCAAATATACCTTGGTCAATCCAACAACCACGATCTAATGATCCTATAGACCATGTATTTTCTCTGTAGTTCCATATAACATATTTGTTCGGTGTGTATTGTCCATCACCGCTTGGGAATCCCCACCATATCTCATTAAAGTTAGAGTTGTGTCCACCCCAACTAGCAGCTCTAGCTGGTACGTTTAAATTGTCAAACACATAGTCGTGAACTTCGCATGGTATTTCTCTTACTTGTCCATCATAAACAAAGAACGAGTTCTCACCCATCCATGCCATGAAAGATCCTGTAGATACAATAACTCTTCTACCTACTGCTTTACAGTTAGAACCCGCATCAGCTATACCATAGATAAAGGGGTTGCCTGTATAATACATTCTAGCTATGCCTGTATCACTAAATATAATGACATCTGTACCAAACTTAACTGCGTACAATGCTCTACCGCCTGTAGGAATTTGTAGATCACCCGCTGAGTTAGTTGCTTTAGATGTCCAGTTGTTTCTGTCTTCTCTATCAGACCAAGCAATCTTTCTAGGATCACTTGCAGAACCAATAGCTACGAGATGTCTTTCATTGGTTACAAGAATAGCCTGATTGCCTACAGGTGCATTGGTAACAACTGTAGCTATCGTATCGGCTGTTCCGCCAGAGTTAGGTCGCCATTTATATATCTTGCCATCACCTGAAAAAGAAAAGACTAAATCTTCACCCCAGTTATCAAAAGCAAAATGACCTGTATCTAGGGGTAAACCTGATTGACTTCTAGCATCACCATAGTCTTCTTGACCGTATTGATAAGCACCATAACCCAAAGGATCGTTACTAGCATCGTTTACGAAACCAGATGGTGTGATGTCTGTCCAAACATTTTTATACAGTACATAAACTTTTTGCCTTGTACCCACAGCTAATATAGGCTGACCTATATTATCGGAATGTGCATACATCCCAATAGGTTCACCTGTTAAAGCTGTGTCTCTTAATTTAGACCAACCACCAATAGGTTTTAGGTAGCCATTTTCAAAACGTACTAAATTTCCATCTACCCAACGACCTTTGTTTCCATAATCAGTTCCGTTCTTAACAATTCCAGCTGGAGGAGTGATAGGAAGTAGTGGCATTAGTTACTACCCCTGTAATTCAGCCACATCTGCTTGCAACTGTTCAATCAATGCTTGTTGTTCAATGAGTGCTTTAGTAAGTAAAGGAACTAATTTAGATTGATCTATTCCTTGATATTTTGGTTGTCCAGCATTTTCATGGTCACTAGGATAAACTTCGTCTTTATCACCACCTACAGATTCTGGTACAACAGTTTGTGCTTCATGTGCAATAAATCCATCTAAAACAGTATTTGTTTCATCTTTAATCCAGTTAAATCTAACTGGTTTAAGTTCTTTCAATCTTGGAATAGCATCCCATTCATATTCAACATTTTCTTTAAGTCTATAGTCAGAAGATGTTTGATATTCAACACTGCTTGCAAGCACCCTAATTCTTCCAGAATCAGTTCCTTGTTGTCTAAAATCTATAGTGTAAGTAACATCACCCGAATTGGTGTTGTTAAAAATATGTGCTTCACCACCACTTGAAAAATTAAATACCTGGTTTCCTTGTCCTGTTGATAAAAGTGCTGTACCGACAGTTGCTGCGTCTGTAGCAGTTTTGCCAATCATTACATTTTCACTAGAATCAATAGTAATTGAAGTAGATGTGGCATTGTCATCAATACCAGTAGAAGTAAATCCTGTAATTTTGTCGCCTGATGTAATAACAATATCAGATCCGCTTGTGCTGTTACCAGCAGATAAAACTTGAGTTAATGTACTTGCACCACTTGTCTGTGAATCTACATAAGCCTTAACAGATTGTTGTGTAGGAACAAGGGTAGCAGAATTAGACGACATATTATCTTCATCTACCCAACCCGCAATATTAATAGTTCCATCATTAAGACTACCAAATGTTAAAGCTGTAATAGTAGTTGCAGCTATTGTTCCGCCTTCTACTTTATCACCGCTTATTTGATTGTCTGCAAGTGTTAGAGTTCCAGCAGAAACATCAAGTGTTTTACCAGAACCAACAGTAACATTAGAAGTTGCAATAGTAGATCCGTCTATTGTTCCACCATTAATATCTGTGGTTGTTAATACAGAACTTGCAAGTGTTACAACACCTGTAGAATCTGCTATAGAACCCGCAGCAGTACCATCTTTAGCTTTTAAATTTGTAACTTCTAAATTAGTAGAATCAACTGTAGTAGCATTTACATTAGTTATATTGCCAGTAGTTGAAGTTAATGTAGTAATAGTTGTAGCAGCAATAGTACCACCCTCAACCTTGTCACCAGATATTTGGTTGTCAGCTAATGTTAAAGTACCAGATGAAACATTTAATGTTTTTCCTGAACCAATATTAAGGCCAACGCTAGTTCCTGTACCGCCACTGGTAAAAATTGCATCTAAATTATCTAAATTTGTATTTAATTTTGTTCCCCAAGTATCTGTAGAAGCCCCCACTTCTGGCTTTGTTAGGTTTAAATTACTGGTAAATGTATCTGCCATAATGTTTTTCTATAAAATCTTAATAATAAATTGTATCAAGAATCTAAGTGTTTAGTAACTGAAGTAGGATTCTTTTGCTCTGCGATATTAGCATCCAATGAATCTTTAAGGTTTTGTACTGCTTCTTCACCCATAGCATTTTCAACCCAACCAGTAGCTATTGCATTGGTTACATCTTCAAATGGTATAAAATTGCTTAAATCTGAAGTGTCAATGCTTTGTGTGCCATAAACAGTTGCTTCATAAACATCTTCTTCTTCATCTGATTCAGTATCTTCTGCATTTAGTCTCCAATGTACCACATAAATAACATCTGTGTGGTCATCATCAGATGGGTAAACATCTACAGTGTTACAATCCCAAGTATAATTTATTGCCATTTTATTTTTTTATTTAATATATTTGTTGGTAATGCACAATTATGAATTTGCTTCTATATAATCCTTACCAGTTTCTATAGCATCATTATAAGATGATTTATCATCACTAGATCCCACAACGTCTGGAGTATCATTAGTTCCATCGTAAGCTAAGATAATTTCTAAGTGGTCTACGTTACGTTGTACCACTTTATTTACTTCATCTTGTGTTAAATTATTAATAATGTAAATAGAGTTTGCATTATTTACATTTACATCATTTATCAAACTAACACTATCTGTTGCTGTTGTTAAACATTCTTCTACTGTTTGAGCCATATTATTCTCCGTTTAATTTACTTTCTAATTCTTCGACTTTTGCCGAAAGTTCTTGTATTGCTTTAACCAATATCGGTACAAACTTTTCATATTGTAACTGATATTGTTTACCATCCCCTGTTTGATTAGAAACAAGGTTTGTTTTATTTGCTAAATTATGACCTATAGATTCTTCTAAAGCTATAACGTCTTGTGCTTTAAATCCAATGTCCATCCAGTCCTCTTTATGAGTTCCATCATGTTCTATTGTATTTAAATCTGTATCTGGGTTTGCATCCCAATCAACGTATTTAGCACGTTTATCCCAGTAATAAGTGTATGGCGTTAATTCATTTACAAAATTTAATCCAGCAGATAGAGGTTGGAAGTCTGTTTTATCTCTTTCGTCAGATGCTACTGTTAAAGAAACTTGTACGTTAATTTTAGAATGACTACCATTACCAATTACACCTTCGTTATTACCAGTGGTAATCGTACCGCCTGGGCTTCCTCCTGGTGCAGTAGCAGTACCCGCTCCTTTCCCAATAAAGAAATTGTTACTACCTGTTGTTACATCACCCCCAGCATCAAATCCTAAAGCTACGTTCTCTGTACCTGTAGTGTTATTTAACAAGGCATCTCTACCAAGCGCAGCATTGCCTGAACCAGTAGTATTTACTTCTAAAGCATAGTAACCAGCGGCTGTATTGTTGTTTGCAGTTGTATTATTAGCTAAAGAGCTTCTACCTAACGCAGAGTTAAAAGAACCTGAAGTGTTATCATCTAAAGCATTAAGGCCAAACGCTGTGTTATTAGAACCTGTAGTGTTAGTGTCTAGAGCATTTTGTCCTACTGCTGTGTTTCTCGCACCTGTTGTATTTAGTTGTAAACAACCAGAACCAATAGCTACGTTGTATGAACCTGTAGTGTTATCATTTAAAACATTGTGACCAAGAGCTGTATTAGATTCTCCTGTGGTGTTATTTGCCATAGCATCTCTACCAACGGCTGTGTTATAAGAAGCTGTAGTATTATCTTGTAAAGCACCTTGACCAACTGCTACGTTATCAGCCCCTGTAGTGTTTGCTATAAGAGTAGAAGCACCTATTGATGTATTGTTGTTTCCTGTAGTATTAGCCCCTAAAGCTACATAACCTATAGCTGTATTATAACCACCATTTGTATTGGCATCTAAAGAATCAGCTCCTACTGCTGTGTTTGCAATGCCAGTTGTGTTTGCTGATAAGGCATTGCTACCAATCCCTGTATTTACTCCTCCCGTAGTATTAGATCCTAGAGCATAATCACCGAAAGCTGCGTTATAGTTAGCAGTTGTATTGGCATCTAAGGCAAAAGCACCAAAAGCAGTATTACTACCTCCTGTAGTATTTAAATTAAGAGCTAAAGTACCTACAGCAGTATTATTACTTGCTGTAGTATTTTGTGCTAAAGCAGCTTTACCAACTGAAACATTGAACTGTCCAGTTGTATTGTTTTCAAGTGCAGTTCTTCCTACAGCAGTATTATCGTTTCCTGTAGTGTTTGCTGCTAAAGCGTTATATCCAACCGCTGTATTAGCATCTGCTGTGGTATTAGAATCTAGTGCGTTAGCTCCTACAGCTGTGTTTTGTGTTCCTGTCGTGTTTAATTCTAATGCAGCAATTCCAACAGCAGTATTGCGTTCTGCTGTAGTATTAGAACTTAATGCTGCTCTACCAACAGCAACATTAAAAGCTCCTGTCGTATTAGCATCAAGCGCATACGCACCAACCGCTGTGTTTTGTGCGCCTGTGTTATTAGATGACATAGCATCATAACCCAAGGCAGTATTATCGTTTGCTGTTGTGTTGGCGTCTAATGAACCCGCACCAACCGCTACGTTTCTTGTTCCTGTAGTATTTACCCCTAAAGAATAATTACCAACAGCAGTATTACCAGACGCTGTAGTATTAGCACTTAATGATGCTCTACCTAGTGCTACGTTGTAGCTACCTGTAGTGTGACTTTGTAAAGCACCTTCACCTACCGCAACATTTTGTGTTCCTGTGGTGTTTGCCTTTAAAGCACTAAATCCAACTGCTACGTTCTCTGCACCAGTAGTGTTAAAATGTAAAGAATCTCTACCGACTCCAACATTCTCTGCACCAGTTGAAGTGTAAAACAAACTTGCTTGTCCGATTGCAGTATTACTTGAAGCAGTCGTGTTTGTTCGTAAAGCATTGTTGCCTAAAGCAACATTATAGTTTCCTGTACTATTAGAAAGTAAACTATAAGAACCCAAAGCAGTATTAGCTTCACCTGTAGTGTTTGTTGTAAGTGAGGCATAGCCAATTGCTACGTTGCTACTGGCAGTTGTATTAGCGTCTAAAGCACCACCACCAATAGCTGTGTTGTAATTTCCAGTAGTGTTGGCATACAAAGCCCCAGAACCCATAGCATTATTTTGAGTACCTGTAGTATTAGAATATAAAGCAGTTTTACCAAATGCTTCGTTATTACCTGCTGTGGTATTAGAATATAGAGCATCTTTACCGACTGCTGTATTGTCACTGGCTGTGGTGTTAGAAAATAAAGCGTGTCTACCTACAGAAGTATTATTATTCCCTGTAGTATTTGCTCCTAAAGAAGATTTACCTATTGCTGTATTTTCACTACCTGTAGTATTTGCATCTAATGAATAAGTACCAAAAGAAGAATTAGCACCACCTGTGGTATTGGATGCTAAAGAATTAAAACCTACAGCAGTATTATTATCACCAGTCGTTAAAGCTGCAAAAACATCTACACCTACTCCAGTATTTTGATCTGCTGCATCAATAGTTCCTGTAGCATTATCTCCAAACATTATGGAGTTAGATCCAAATGCTTTGTATTTTAGTGCCGAACCATTAATAGTAAGTGCGTTTGTTTCTGTAGTTCCGTTTACGTCTAAAGTTGCTGATGGCGAATCAGTTCCGATACCAACTTTTCCATCACTGGTAATTCTCATTTTCTCAGTAAATGTAGTACCAAAAGTATTACCACTAGCGTCTGTATGAGTATAAAATGTAAGTGCTCCTCTCCAACTACTTGTTTCTCTAATGCCATACATACCTGCGACATTAACATCAACATTTTGCATGGTCATACCAGCACCTCTGCCAGCGGTATAATCGCTTACATTCGCAGATGAAAGAATTCCTGATGTAAATCCAAGGGCTTGATTACCATGATATACCTCTAAAAGTGATGAAGGTGTAGTCGTTCCTATGCCAACCCGCCCATTGCTATTGATTCTGGCTGCTTCCCCAGCATCGTTATACCATTGATGTGTTAGATTAGTTCCATCACTATTGACAGTGTAGCCGTTTGAAATGCCACTTTGTCCTGCTTGAAATATAGTTTGAGCCCCTGCCCCTGCTATAACATTTAACAAATAGGTTGGCGTAGTAGTTCCGATACCAACTCTTGAAGTACTCATGTCTACATAGAGATCATCGTTTCCTATGGCTACATCTACACCATTGCTTTTATTTATGTGGAATGTAGCTCCTGCATGGTTTAGTTCTCCTGCCGAGACATCATACGTTAGTGATCTAGCTCCATCATCAACAACTAAATCACCACTAGAAGTCAAACCATCTACTGTAGCTGTACCTGTAACATCTATGCCACCAGTTTCAACTGTAAGAAGATTAGCTGTTGTAGCGTTACCAAAGATTAATGCTCCTACTCCTGAAGCAACTACAAAATTATGACCTGCATTTGCGTAACCGCTATGCGTAGAAGTAGAAATATGTAGTAATCTCGAATTGGCTGTACCACCTGTAAAATAGGTATCACCATTAGATGCACTTTGAACTGTTAGTTTGCCGTATGGCGAAGTCGTTCCTATGCCAACCAAACCTGCATTATCTATTCTGAGCCTTTCTGCTACAGTTCCATTATTATTTGTATGAAAAGCAAGGCCGCCAAAATTATTGCCAATATTAATTCCATACATAGCACCGTGGACTTCTTCAGCTTGTAGTTTTACACCTGCAACAGAGCTAGTATTACCTATCAATGTTAGTGTATCTATAGAAGAAGTATTGGTTAATTGTGATGTGCCAGCTACTGTAAGACCATCTGTTACTGCTGTACCTGTAACGTCTATACCTGATGCGGTTGTTTCTAGCTTTGTTGAACCTGCATGAAATAATCTTACAAAACCTCCATCAACACCTGTAATCATATTCTGAGTGTCACCTGAATTATTTAGAACAAAATTACTTGCATTAAGTTGTAGATTACCTGCGCCTGCATCCTTAATAATGCTAGCAGTACCATCATGGTAAATCTGTAAGTCAGAACCTGCTCCAAAGATGGCCTTCTTATTATCTGCAAAGTTTATTTGATTAGGATTAAGATTAACCTGTGTACCAGAACTACTAAAAATAGCATCAATACTGTCTAAATCAGTATTAAGTTTTGTACCCCAATCTAAAGATACATCAGGTTCTGGTTTAATTAAACTCAGATTAGTTGTTGTAGTGTCTGCCATTTATGCTGCCTCTTGTTCGTCCAATTTGTTCCATGTTGTACTTGGATTACTTACATCAGTCCAAGATGATGATGCTACCGTTTGGTTTGTCCAAGCAGTGCTTGGATCGCTTGCATCAGTCCAATTTGTTGTTACATCTTGATCCGTCCAATTTTCGTCTGGAACTACAATGTCTTCCCATTTTAAACCACCAATAGCATTGAAACCACTTGTTTGTGATATCAGAGAAGATTCGCTATGTGTAATTCCACCTAACGCATTTACACTAGAAACTGCCGCTATAGTTACATTGGTAGATAAAATAACAAGACCACTTGCAGTAACATTAGATGTTGCACTTATGGTTACAGATCCTCTATCTATTTGTGTTCCAACAGCAGACGCTCCAGATGTTGAAGCAATAGTGGCTACACCATCTAAAACAATACTGCTATCTGCACTAAATCCTGATACACCACTTATGGTTGCTGCGCCACGATCTATCTGTGTTCCTATTGCAGATACACTAGAGGTTTCAGATATGGTGGCAGATCCACGATCTATTTGCCTTCCTATTGCTGAAACATCAGATATTGCGCTTATCGTTGCAGTAGATACATCTACTTGTATTCCGATAGCGGTAAAGCCTGAAGATGCAGATATAGTTGCACTAAAGAATTTAACAACTTCACCAGTAAACGATGCACCTGAATTGGCTTGTATATTTGCAATAGAGGTAGTAACAAATCTACCTTGTGCAGAGAACCCAGATGTTTGAGCTGCTGTAGCTGTGCTGCTAAGTGTTAGACGTGGGGTTGCAGATGCAGATGAAGTTTGTGCTGAAGTTGCAACAGCTTCATCATACTGTAAATTATCATAGAGAGACTTATTATATCTCCCATAATTATAGGCTTTTTCAGCCATAATATTACGCTAAAGTAATATCTAAATCGCCAGCATCAAATCTAAAAACGTCACCTGTAGTTACACTTTTTGAGGTATCTAAATTTGCATAAGCAAGCAAATTACCAGAACTTAAAGCATCTAAAATACCAACCGCAACTACAGTTCCATAGTTAGCTGTAGCTGTAGGATATTCAACAGCAGCAGCGTTTGTTGCAGTTGTTGGGTTAGTACCAGATACGTTAAAAGTAGCAGTTTGTCTTGCATACGCACCGCCAGTTACTTCAGTACCACCACCAGTATCGGTAGGTGCTACTGTATACAAAGCAACATATAATGTTCCTGGTGCTGTATAAGAATTGCCACCAAATACATGATCTAATACTTTGTCTTCTAAATAATCACTAAATCCAGCCATAATAACTCCTAATTATTATTCCAATAATAAATGTTTTTCTTAGCTTTGCCATAAGTTCTTCTTCTTTGTAACAAAGAACCTTTACCAAACTCAGCTCTTTCTTGTTCAAGTCGCATTTCTTCTAATGCTTTTTCAAACTGAGCAGTAAATAATGGCACTCGCTCATCTTCCATTAAAAAGATTGATGCGTGTTTTAAAGCTCCATATAAATAAACGTCTGGATGTCCTGTAGACACAAAGTTCGTTGTATTGGAATCGCTGAGTGCATCAATCGATCCATAGTATGTTAATTGTAATGTATAACTTGTGTCTGGAGTAGGGGCAAGTTCAATAGAATCATCAACTATTGCAAAATAAACTGGCTCTCCCGCTACATTGTTGTTTGCTTGTCTGTAAACATCTAGTGATTCAATAGATTGTTGAAACAAAGGTCTGAAGTTATTAGATGTTATTTCTATGTTTATAGCTTCCATCCAATCAGACGGTACAGCTAAATATTGTGAGTCAGCAGTAGCAGTTGCTCTTTTAATCATTTCTTTAGTTCTTAACCTACGATTAAGCTCTGCTTCTGTGTTATCTATAAACATATCTATATCAGATGTTAAATCTGATCTGTTTAGATAACTTGCTATGTTTGTTTTTAACTGGTCATACGTCATACCTTACCGCCCCATGTTCTAAATAATTTGTTGTCTGGATCGTTGAGCCATTGTTTCCATTTCTTGTTGTCTTGTGCCCAACCTTCTCGTAAAGCCTTTTGGTATATTACCATAGGCACTTCTGCGACATGACGAAAATCTTTACCTGGTCTGTGCTCTGCTAATGCTTTGCAATGTTCTATTACAGGTGCGACATTTTGTTTGGTGTGATAAACAACCTTTTCATCTTCGGTTGCAAATTCGTGTGAATAGTTAATCTTACTGTCTATTAAAGTTCTTTTAGCCATAGCCCTTGAATTTTAACACTATTCACAAAAAAAAGGAGGGGCTAAAACCAAAGTCCTAGCCCCTTCCATTTAAGCTATTAAGATGTGCTTAAGTCGGCAACTATACCGTGAGCAGCTTCATTGCTCACTTCTAGTCCGTACTCAACTACGATCATCTTAGTATCAGCATCACCGATAGTTGCTATATCAACTGTCTCAAAGTTTCTTAAGTAAGAAACTTTAGCAAACTCAGGATCAACTAATAGAAGAGATCTATCTCTTGATCTGTTTGATGGAACGATTTTCAGTTCACCAAAGTCAGATGAGTAGATAGATACAGATGCTTCTACAGTGTTAGCATCGATCATTTGCCTAGCTTGTGATCTTCCAGTAAAACCAGAAATCACTTGCTTGTTGTGAGGGCCAGCTATAGCTAGATTTGGTTCAGCACCACTAGCAAACATAAGCTCAAGAACGTCTTTCAGAAGTGTTTCTGTAAGTGCTCTTTGAGTTCCGTCTGTTGGAGCAGCTCCGCCACCAGTTGAAGCACCGTTAGTTCCTCTTGAATCGTTAGTTGTGATCCAAGATTCGAAACCACCAGTTACCCTAGCTGTTGAAGCGTTACCAGTTGTTTTAGCACCTTTTTTACATAGAGCTTCTTCCATGTCTCTTTTTAGTGCTTTAGCCATAATAGCTAACTGGTGTGCCATTTCTGATCTCTTACCAGCTGCATCTGAAGCCTCTTGCGAGCCTGTGACAGTTGCATCTCTTTTTGAGATCATACATACATTGCTTGCCCTTGTAGTAGCAGTTGATGCTGCTCTAGAAAGTTCAAACCCTTCTAATTCTCCAGTAGCACTAGGTGTTGGTAGAGATTCAGTTTGCCAATCAAAAACTACGTTTTTTACGTTTCTTGTTCCGATTGAGGACATAAACGGAGTTTGCATTGGAGAGATGTTGTAAATGATATTACTTAAATCTTCTCTATCAGCGGTGGCCGTATATGTGTCAAAAGCATTAGTTACTTTAGCCATAATATATTCCTTTAAATTACTTTAATATTTGTTCAAAAACTTTAGCAGCATCTTGGACTTTGCCAGATTTTGCTAAAACCTGTTTTGCTTTTTTCACAGGGGCTACTGATTTTGGTCGGTTCGTTGTACCAGGTCTTGCAACCCGAGCTTTCGCTTTCTGCGTTGGTTTTTTCTTTACAGCCTCAACAGTTTTACTGTTAAGCCACGCATTTCTTAAACCAAGTAATGCTCGGTAGTCGTATACAGAGTCCATCTCTTGTGGTGAATACCCCAAGACGTTAATGCCATATTCACGAATTGCTAGCTTTTCCTGTTGCGCTGTCTCAGGATTTTGCCATTCTGGTATGATCTCCAAGAGTCTTTGCTGACCTTCTTGCACCATCTGTGCATATTGCTGTTGCTGTTTATCAAATGCTTCTTGTTGAAGTCTTTGTTGTTCAGCTTGAGCAGCAGCTAGTTTCTCTTTTCTATCATCCCAGATTTGCTTTTCACGAACATAACCCACGGGATCATCTTCATACAACTGTGTCCAATCTGGCTCGTTTGCCAATTCGCCCGATATTTGGGCTTCCATCTTCGGTAACAGCTGTGCATAAATAGCATCTCTTTCCGCTAACTCTTTCTGCTGTTGCTCAATAGTTTTTCTTTGTTGAGACAGCTCTTGAGTTTTGCGAGTGTAATCTTGCTGACGTGAATATCCGTTTTGGAGTTCCTCAAGCGTGACCTCTACTTCTTCGCCATCAACTCGGATGGTGTATAAAGTGGGTTGCTCTTGTTCTTCTTCAACCTCTAATTGTTCTTCGTCATCAATTTCGTCATCGTATTCAAAGTCTTCTTCGTCTTCAGCTTCATCTAATTCAAGTTCAGCTTCTTCAGGGAGCTCTTCTTCTTCGATAACATCTACTTCTGTTTCTTCTGCTTCTACAACTTTTTCCTCTGGAGGAGTTAAAAAACTCTCAAAAGCGGAAGTAGCTAATTCTCCATCTGTGTGTAAAGCAGTCGGTTTTCCGTTGTTGCTCATATATAAATACTCCTTATATGTATTTATAAGTATTTTATATGAATTTTTGGGAAAAAGGAAAGCCTTAACCGATGTTACGGACTTTATTTATATTTGCTCTAGTGAGTTTTCCTTTCTCTGCAATGATACGCAGATGCTTCTCTACTTCAGGTATTAATAATACAGACCTGTGTAAACTTTCTCTTGTAGAAATATCATCTGGGTTTTTTGAGTTTAACCAAGCTTGCATATACTCATCTTTCAAAGATTGCATAGCTTCTTGGAAAACATCAGACTCAAGTATTTTTTCAGCTTCAGCTGCTTTTACGACTTCTTTATGTGTAGGCATTAGAGTGTTCCTAATAGTGCTCTTGGGCTTCCCTGTCTTATGGGTGAAACAATATTATCAATGTTTAGAACTGGGTTAGTAGGACTCATTCCTAAATTAACCATAGGTTGTGGCATTACAGGAGTATTGACTACAGGTAATGTCGACATATCGTTTATCTGTGGTATCTGTGGTAATTGAAAAGGTATCTCAGGTATTTGAGCTAAAGGCATGTCTTGGATCATAGGAAAACCTAGATTCATTGGCACATCTATTATTGGTGTAGGAGCTTCTATTACAGGAGGTATCATAGGAATAGAAGGCATAATAGGTTGTCTTTCTGGAATGATCTCAGGCAATGTAGGAGGTATTATAGGTGTAGAAACTACTGGAGCTGCTACTGGTTGTGGTTCTGGTGTAGGTAAGTTTTCTATAGCTTGCTCTACATCAATATCTTTTAACAATTCATCTATATCTATATCCAAAGGCAATGGACTTGCCATAACTGATGGTGTTGGCATCCTTACTGGTGCACCTTCAAATCTAGTTCCAGCTGGCATTGGTGTTCCTTCTCCCATTGGTAAACCTAAGTCTTCTCCTGTCATTGGAAAAGCTCTAGGTTGGAAAGGTGTAACTCCTTCTGCAAGATAACCCATAGGTTGATCTGGAGAGAAACTCATACCAGGTGCTACTACTTGTTCAAAAGGCATACCGCCCGCTATTTGTTGTGCGTAAGCTTGACCGCTTAATAAGCCACTACCCATACCTCCGCCCATTCCACCAACACCGCCAAAAGCAGCACCGCTTTCATAGAAAGTATTTCTAGCTTGGTTTCTTGATCCTGGATCTAAATAAGTATATGGTTTTGCAGCATCAGGTACACGACTCCATCCTTCTGTAGTTTGTCCTTCTTCTCCAGTTACAGGATCAAACCAAAAGAAATTCATAGCATCTATGTATTCTCCGCCTAATGCTCTTCTGCCTATGTCGCTATATGCGTATGGATCGTATGTTGGTTCTGCCATATTAATCAGTGATTAGTTTATCTATTTTAGCATCAAGTTTATCTATTTTATCCATTAATCTTGAATATTCAACATTGTGAGCATTTCTAGTAACATAGTCTCTAGCTATTTCTTCTCTTGTTTTATTCACTAATATGTCAATCCTTTTTGCTTCGTTTTCATTTTTGCGTATGGAATAAAACAATGGTGCTATAACCAGTGTTACAAAAATATTCCAAACTACATAAAATGAAAGTTCCATTAGAAATCAATAGCTCCAAATATGAGGTCTTGGATGCTCGTGCGTATCTTTTGCAATGTCGAGGTGTATAAATCTTCCATTTCCTTTTTGATTAACTCCAATTCCTGTAAATCCATAACTTTGTGCTTTGGACACTATTTGTAATGCTTCTTTATGACTACAGGCTATATCGGCTGCAATCCCTAAATTATGAGTACCTGGCTTACTTTTGTTTTTTTCTGCTGGATGATATTTACACCGATAACCAGAAGAAATAATAAATGTAAAGCCTAAATGTTCTCTAAGTAATTGTAGCTTATCTACAAGTTTATGTTCAATGTTATTTTCACCACAATGCTGACATTTAAACTCATCTAATTTAAAGTTTTTCCAGTGGCTCACTTAGTCAAACCTTTTGACTTTTCATAACTCCTTAATCCACCAAGACCCAACATACCACCTAAGACATACAACAATGCACCCATATCAAATTCGGGTAGTTGATATTGAAGATTGTTAAGAGACAGAACAAATAAAATAATTGGTTGCAAAACAAAATGATAGCCAAGTGCAATAGCACATATCCATCCGCAACAAGGCCTCCAACCAGCTACAAAAATAGAACGATGTGATGCTTCTACTTTATTAACTTCAATTTGTGCAAGATCAATTTTGTGAAATTGTGTTTTTATTTCGTGATCTAATTTTGCTTTTAGATCTTTGTCGGCAACAAACTTGTCTAGTATTTGTGTTACTGGCTCAATTAGTTTATCTATCATTTTCTAGGTGTTCCGCCAACATATAAACCAAACCAAGCTGCTCCCGCACCTACAATGACAGATACAAAAGCTGACTGAGCATTGGTTGGATCTGGCAAAGTCATAAACCATTCAGTAGTTTTATAAAAAGCATATCCATACAAAGTGATTAACAATCTAGGAAACACTCTCCATTTATCAAAACCTTCAGCTAAGTTATACCAAGTTTTATTTTGATGTTGATGTATCTCTACTTTTGTTTCTTGTTCCATCTCTATCTTTTAGATTTGGTAGACGTTGTTTTATTTGTGTTTGGTTATAACGTCAAATTCTGCTGTTTGTGATGCGCCTTTGTGTGGAACAAACTTACCTTTGTTTTTCATCAATTTATAACTTTTGCCACTTTTCATAAAATGATAACCTCTAGGTGCTTTGATTTTTTTCTTCATTTTCTTTTCTTTTTACTTTTTAGTTTTTTAAAATCTGCGCCTGTAATTTTATTACGAGGTTTAGCTACTCTAGCTAATTTCTTTTGTTTAGGTGAGTATTTTTTAAAAGGCATTATTGTTTCTCCTTGTTATCTTTTCTTTGTTGCAAAATAAACTTCCAAAAGGCAGCGGTTTGTTTACGCTTATCCTCTTGCGTTGCCTTTTTCTTAAGCATTACTTTTTCTTTTTATATACGGTTTTTCTTACTTTTCTTTTAGGTGGTCTACCTTTTTTACTTCCGTATGTTCCTAAGCCTTTTGGCATAATTACTCCTTATTTCTTTTTCGCAGTCTTTTTCGCTTTTCTAAAAGCTTTAGCGGTAGGAGCACCCTTTGTACCAGGTTTCCTCATCTTTTCTTTAGAGCCTGCTTTTATTCTTTTACGTTTAGCGTGTATGTTTGCGTATAGTCCTTTCTTTGGCATTTTATTTTTTTAGTTTTAATGATTGTTTAACTTTGTTATAAATTTCAGGCTTTTTCTTTTTAACGTAGTAGCCAGCTATTACAGCTAAAACTACGAGTGCGATTAATATATCCATAAAAAGATTATACTTAGATTTTTTTAACACTTCCACCTTCTGCGGGCTTGTCTTATCCTAGAGTTAGGATCATTTCTAGTCTTCGCAGAACTACGTTTTAGTTGTCCAAGTGATCTAGCACAATAAGACTTTCTTCTCTTAGCTGCTTTGCTACCAGGTTTTACTTTTCCTGTTACAGCAGTCTTTAGTTTAGAACCAGGATTGGCTTTTCTGTAGGCAGCGACTCCTTTCTTAGTCATGCCAGCACCAGACTTAGTAGGTCTGTAATTACCGCCCTTTCCTGTTGTCTTGCGTATTGCTTTAGCCATTAGTGCATTGTTTTTTCTTCACAAAGAATGATTTCTGAATCTTCGTTTATCTCACCACCAAACATTAATATCATCATTTCAAAAGCTTGTTGTTTACTTTTAGCAAATACCTCTTTGCCTATGTAAACCATATCACCTTCTAAGACTTCAATATCATAAATTTTGTTGGGGCGCATTGTTACTAAATAATCCTTGAGCTTGTTGTTTTGCATTTTGTCTGATCGATTCTCTGTCTCTTTCCATGATGGAATTGATCTCTGCAATATTAACTTGTGCTCCATATTTTGCCAACAACTCAGCTGCTTTTAATCGTATTTGTGCCTCTTCTATGTCACGACTTCTATCGTCATCCATAATAATCTTCATACGATCTGTTTCCGCATCTATCATAGCCTTCTGAGCACTTACTTGTGCTTTCATAGCCTCTGCTTGCGCTAACATTTCAGCTGCATCTGGCTTCGGTGGCTCTTGTGAAGGGGGTGGCATTGGCGGAACTTCGGTGTTTATAAACGATTCTGGGTCTTTAAATCCAGCCATTTCTATCATTCTGCTCAAAGTATTAGAATATTGCTGTAAAGACACAAGAGGGTTCTGAGGGCCTAACTGAGCAAGTATTTGCTCTTGTTTTGTAGATAATTGCGCCAATATAGCAAACTTTTCTTCGTCTGAAGTCTTGCTAATCGCTACATTTACAATGATATCTTTGTTTGTGTCCCAATATCTAGGGTCAACAGGTACAAATTTACCGTTCAATCTAAACATATCTTGAGCACTTTGATGTTTGATAACTAGATTGTTGACCAATCCAAAGAGATCTTTCATACCACCTTCGGCAAAATGCCTACAAATTAGCTCTATTCTTCCTTGTGCTCCCGACATGGTAGCGGAAACCGCTGCCTTGGTGCTTGATTGAAGAGCATCTGCGTTCAGACCAGCTGATGCTTTAGACACCCCTGTACGATTCTCTTTAGACTCATCGAGATAGCCCAGTACAGGAAACGCTTCCTTGCCGACAAACGGTACGCTAAATGGTTGTACCATACCAGGAGCACGCACTCTAATCGGCTGTCCAATATCAGTATTCAATACATCATCAATATTGACCTGACCCTCGACGACAGCCATACGAGGGAAAATAGAATGTCCTAGTGAGTCTAGCGTGTCTCTCATAATCTGAGACTTCGCTGCTTGAATCGGTTTTAAGTAGTCTGCTGGACATGAACCAATCGCTGTATGTGGTTCAGGATCAGGGCAGAACATAACAATCGGTAGATCATCCCACGCTTCTACATTTAGAACGTGAATACCATCACCAATAGTGCATACTCTAATTCTTTCATCTATACCATCATCGTCAAGGTCATAGAATAAATAGTGTTCTATATATAAAACGTCTTTACCGCCCGCATCGCTCCTGTCGGGATATACCATGTTGTCAAAAGGATTACGCGCTTGTACTTCTTCGTAAGCTTCTGGGTCAACTGCACTACCGCCATAGCCAGCGTGTTCTTCTATTTCTTCGGGGTCGTAACCCATAGCAACTAAATCAGATACAGATTTAACCATGCGGTGTGCAACATAAGATGCGCTGTTTAAATCTTTAGCGTGTCTAGATATTAATACTTCTTCTGGTGGTACAGACTCCATGCACACTTGGTTTCTTTCTTTGACTCTTCTAATAGTTAGGTCGTAACTGACAGGCAGTTCTTGTGTAACCTCTTCCTGTGTAAGTGGGTCAAGTGTTGTAATCGTTTCTTTTGTTATCTCTTCTTCGATAATCTCTACGTCAGGGTCAAGCACTAAGGCTTGGTAAGACTGTGGATCTAAGTTGGAATACTCGTGCGTAGTTGCATCAAGCGAGTCATCCCAAAACACTTTGACAAACCCTGTCTTTCTAACGAGTGCATCTTTAAACGCATCGTACAATACTTTAAAGCCATTGTTCTTTTGTTGGATAACGTGGTTAATATAATCTGTTTGCTGTTCGGCAAGCTGTATGTCTTCAGGCCCTTTAGGTATAAATTCAACTACCTTCTTAGTACCAAAGAAAGTACGCATGATAGACGGTAGCATAAACAGTACGGTGTCTCTAACATCAGTAGAGATAAACTCAGACTGTAATGTGCTTGTCGATTCTGGCTCGTTGCCAAGATAGTATTCTGTAGATTCTGCTCTTTCTTCTCCGACTTGGTAGATGAAATCACGAGCATCATCCATCTCTGATTTGATAACTCCAGATAGATTAATTAAGTCCGTATCTTCATTGAGTTGCATTTCGATTTCTTCTTCGATCTGCTTTGTGCTTTTCTTTGCCATAAATTATCCCACTCTAAATATTCTTGACTTCAAGGGTTTTTTGAAATTATAACCCATAAACGCTTGACTGCCACCAAAGGATGCAGCCGAACTTGCCATGGTCAGAGCTAATGCGTCTGCCTTGTCTGGAGATTTTATACCTCTTTTACGCATTTCGTCTTTACTTTCTATTTTAATTTTCCCAGATGATGTATATTTGTATTGAGGCGCAGCGAGTTCCGAAGCAAGCTCGTCATTATTAGGAAGTCGGCAATCACGCTGCGCCAACCAATCCTTTATTGCAAACCAAAGCTCTGCTCGTAGGTTTAAATAATTTTTTTTCGTGCTCGGTGCTTCGGCTACATTCACACCACGCACAGGTAAATTCTGTTCTGCTAATCTATCTACGACTCCGCTACCCAAACCAATTACGTCAACCAATATTTCTTGTGGTTGCTCTATCGCAGTTGAGTCGTCATAACGATTTTTTATTGCACCGCATAACTGCATCAAGTCCATAGATTGAAAACTAACTATTTCTAAAACTGTATTTCCTTGTCGTATGCAAAGCGCAGAATTGTCGCCACCGAATCTAGCTACGTCTAATCCCCAGACAATCGGTTCGCTTGCAGTCAATGTAACTTCCCTGTCTATAGCAGAATTAATTAAATCCATAGGTATAACTGTATCGTCGTCTGCTTTTGGAAACTGACCCATGACTTCTACTCTAGACACAGTAGAGTCTTCTCCGTACTGTTCTATCATTCTTTGGAATAGTTCTTTGTCTGTTCCCTCTACGTCACGAGAGTCTATTTGTTCCGACTTCCAAAAGGCACGTTTGGAGTGGAAGCTATCGTAGAAAGGCCCTGAATTTCTTCTGGGGTTGGAGAAGGTAAACCAGAAACGATTAGGGGTAGGTTCTGAGAAGAAACCTTCTGACACAGAATAGATGGGTGCGGGTATACCTGAAGCCTCATCCATAATTAAACACACACCGTAGCTGGAGTGAATACCAGCGAAAGCATCTGGGTTTTCTTCTGACCAGAGTTGCGCTTGTGCGTAGTAGTAGCCTGTGTCTATTTTTAAGTCTCTTATAAGTGCTTCTTCAAACCAGGTTGCGGGCTTGATGGTTGTTGCTGTTTTTTGAAACCAATGAGAGTGTATAGAGAGTGTGAGCCATTTACCGAGTTCCGCCCATGTTCTTGAGCGTAGCTGTTGCTCGGTGTTAGCAGTTACGATAACAGTTGAACCAAGTCGTGTAGATAACATCCACAATATAATCCACGCAACTAAAGCAGACTTACCTATTCCACGACCAGATCCAACCGCCAAGCGGAACATTTCGGGCATATCAATAGAGTTGTTACGTTGTATGTGTATTGCAATATCCCGCAAAATTTTTTCTTGCCACTTCCTTGGCCCGTCAAAGTGCTCGAGGGGGGTGTCCTTTTGACCCCAAGGGAAGACAAAGCGAACAAAGTTTAGAGGATCATCTTTTATGTTGATTGACCAGATGGAGGTCATTAGTTCTTTTTCTTCTTGTGGACTGTATTTCATTTTTTTATAAAAATTTTATTTCATACTGTATATATATATCGCACCCCCGAGGGGTTTGACGGGGGGGTTCAATCCTGGAGAGTTTGAGATTGCTGGCATCCCGTCAAAAAGGCAGATCAATTAGGGAGATT